CGGCACGCCGGTTCCGAACGTGCCTCCTACAACACCAAGGTCGTCTGTCGACGGTGTGCCGGGCAACGCCGTCTGGATTGCGTCGAAAACCTTCCAGCTTTCCAGCTCAAGCGGGTAGACGGCCAGATTGTCCTGCGTCAAGTTCGACCTGCCGATGCCCGTGGTTGCCCCGGAGATATTCATGGTGCCGCCGACGCGCAGATTGCCAGGAACGCGGACTTCATCACTGGCGCCGCCAAACGTAGAAACTGTCATGGGTTATTCCTCACATGCACTGGTTGGCTGTCGGTTGTGATTGGTGGTCGTTATCCGCTACAGAACCGGCGATCGGCCGCCCCGTCGCGTGGGCGTTGCCGTGAAATCAATCGTGGCGTCTCCCGTAAGCGGCTTGTTCGGCTTCATGCTCAGCACGTAGTCCGCGTCGTATTCAGCGGACTCGGCATCGACCCGCTTGTAGGCCAGGGCAACCGCCGACCCGGCCTTCGCTGCCGCAATGAGAGCCGTTAGCGTTGCGTCAGCGTCGTCGTCGAGCATCTTCCACGTGGCTGTCACGACGAGCCCGATTACGTCCTCGGTGTGGATCGGGATGCTGGTTCCATCGCCGCGCACGCGCGTACTGGCTTTGTCGGGTGCGACGTCGAAATCAATGTCCGTCGCGTTATCGACGACCGTTGATGCCGTCGATCCAGCCACGCCGTAGAGCAGTTGGGCTTCGTAGCCTTGTCGCACTGTCATGTGTGAAGCCTTTCAGTGAGTTCGCTACGCCCCAATGGAGCCAGCGAAACTTGCTGCGAAACGACTCTCGGCACGGGTTAGAGCCGGCCCCATAAATGGACGCTCGGGATAAGACTGGCCCTTGTAACTGCCACCGAATTCATGGGCGGCTGCCGACGCGCCGACGACTGACTCGCGGGGGCCAATGACGGCACTCTCTTTCGCCTTGTCAACGTCGAACGTGATGGCTCGTTGCAACTTCCCGCGGCGAACCTTGCCTTTCTTGGTCAAGCCGCCGGTGTGCGTGTGCGGAGGAGTGCCCGGCGCGCTGGCACCTTCCGCTTGAATGATGCTGGCGATGGCGTCCTTGCGTAGACTGGCGGCGGCGTGACCGATATTCTCGAACGCCGCTTTCGTTGCCGCGGCTTCGATGCGAGACGCCTGAAACTCCATTTGGAACGCCGCCTCAATCTGACCCTGACTAGGGCCAGTTGACACAAAGCGTCCCTTTTCGTCTCTTATTGCCGGCATGTTATTAGTTGAACTGCGTTGTGATGTTGACGCCGATCATGGGTTGGCTTTCATTACAGTCAGATTGATTCGCACCAGCCCGATGAATTGATGCCACTCGCGAAGCTCTTTCGCGGAGTAGGCGTTTTCAATTTTCGATTCATTCCAGGCCATATCATCTGTGTCGGACGGTCGCTCGTTGCTGGCAAAAAACTCATGAATGTCCTCGACAAACTTGACCAGCGTATCGACCTGTTCTTTCTCGATTCGACCGCCTTCGGTTTGCTCGGCTTCACTGAACCGTTTGCGAACGGCAATGTTGATTGACACCACGTATCGCAAACGCCCGCGGCTAGCCTTGTCCGATGTCTCGTGTTTCAGCGGGATCACATCAACCCGCAACGGCGTGGCGTCCTTTAGCTCTAACTCCCAATCGAAGTAGCTCCGTTCCAGGTCAAACTCGATGCCCCAGTTTGTCTTTGCTTGGATAGCGTCGTGAACCGCCTTGGCGGCGGCAACAATTACGGCGTCGCTCATGTCTCTTGCACCAACTTCGTATGCACGAGCAGCAGCCCGGCGATGTCGTCGAGTCGCTCTACTACTCCGCGCCGCTCAATCGGCATCAGCTCGAATACCCTGCCCGATGCTTGTGTGATTTTGTTCCCGCTGCGGAGCGTGCGCCCCGCAAGCGATGCCTCGCGAATCTGCCAATCCCAACTAGGGACCATCGTCGGGAAACCTTGCGTATCAAATACCTCGTAGTCGTGCTGCACCAACATGGCCGGCAGCGTCAGGTCGGCTTGTCCCTTCTGGCTGATAGTGACTGTCTCCGCAAAGTCGTCGGTGTTCATCAGCACCGACTCGGCGTCGGCGGCAATCAGTGTTCTTAGCGTCATGGGTTAGTAGGTGCCGAGGTTGACCCAGTGCATTTCCACTTCTCCCGAAACAAGCAGCACGTCGCTGGCTCCGTCCCCCACGTCGGCGTCGTCGACGATCATGTTCAGGTAGGCGTCGAGTGCGGTTGTGGTGCCGTCGAATTGAGCGCTGGCGGCAAGTGCCGCTCCGTCGATCCCGTCGGAAACAGGGTCGATGGATGTTGAGGGAACGATATCGACATCCGTGTCGGTGAGCGTGCCGTCGTCGGGCGGCGTCGAGCCCATTGCCATGTCGCCGCCGTCGGCCGCGTCGATCGGCGTGGCGTTCCCCTCGTCCGTCAGGTCGATCGAGATGTTGCGGAAGATCGAGCCGAGCAACAGGATTCGTCCGGTCGGGAAGTCATAGACTTTGGTTCCGCCGAACGAAACGCCGGTGCTGTTGCCGACGGTCAACGAAACGTCCGTTAGCGCGAGAACCGTTCGGCGAATGGGTCCGGTGCCCAGCTCGGTCGCAACGGCGCCGTTGACAGCCACGCCGACGCCGTAGTCGTCGTAGATGGTTTGCAGTAGTTGCCCGCTGGCATTGACGACGCGAACGCCAGCAGCGTCGAACGCTGCTTGTCCACCCGCCGGGACCGAAACTTTGGCGAGCGTGTAGCTGGTCGCGCCGACGACCTTCGAGAAAGTAACGGTCGCTTCGGCGGTATCGGCGTTGAATACGCGGATTGAATCTACTTCTCGCGCGCCGGCGATCGGCGCCGGAACAATCGTGGCGCTCGAATCGGAGAGTGAGCCGGTCGCCTGGTTCCATGATGGCGAACCGGCTTCCCGCCACACCGCGAAGTAGGCGGGCTCGGTCGTCGGCGCGGCGGAGAGAACGGCAGCCAGCGATTCGGAAGGATTGAGTAGCGCAAGCATGGTTGTTCCTACAGCAGGTCAACCTCGACCCAGGAAATGGACATCAGACTTGTGCCGGTGGCAGTTCCCACGACAGCGTTCACGCCCAACGTAAAGCCGGGACGCAGGATGATTCCGCCAGCGACTTCCGCCACGACCCCGAGTCCGATAGAGGCGGCTGCGCCGGCGCCAACGGATGCAAGCGGAGTCCACTTGTTGGCGGTGAACGTGGTCAACGCCAAGTCGCGCTCGGCCTTGCCGCCATAGACGGCGCCGATCGGACTGTTAATCAGCACGGCGGTTTCGTCGGTCACGGCTGATGCGTTGACCTGGTAGATGATCGTGACGCCCGCGGCCGCCGTGACCGAAGTCAGAGACAGGAACCCGATCTGGTCGATGAGGTACGACCTGCCGTTGCCCGGTTCGCCGTTGCGCAGGATCAATTCAGCCAACGTCGTTGGCATGGTGGCGACGTTGGTGAACGCGCTGCCGGTCGGAATCATCATCGACCAGCTCTGCCCGAGTCGCACGTATTCAGACTTCAAGGGCAAGCCGTTGACGACCAGCGCCTCGGCACCCGTTGTCATGCCGGGTACGTTGTCGATACCTTCGGAGTATTTTGGTCGCGCGCCGCGAACGCGAGCCGTCAAGAGTTCGGCCATGTCTCGTCTCCCTGGTTATTCCGACTTGGGAGCCGCTGCGGGAAAGGGGGCGCTGGTGGTGCGGCGATACCGCCAGCGCCCATGCGGGGCGGTTACGCGCCATATGCCCATTCGTATTGCACGCCGAACTGCGCCAACGTGACCGACGGAACACCGGTGCCGCTGGCCTTGTGCAGTTGCACGAACGGCTGCACGTTCAGTCCCGCGGTCAGCGCCGACATGTCGAATGTCGTTCCGGCAGCCACGCGAGCGCCGTCGACATAAAACCGAACGTCGGCAATGCCGTTGGTGAAGTCCATCTGCAACTTCTTGTAAACGCTCGACAGCGTTTCCCCTGTCGCAACGTCGTCGTTGTCGGTCGTCGCATCGTCGGTTTCCACGACCAGTGCGGACGTGCTGACCGAGCCTTCCATACGGAACCAGGCGTTGGTCACCACGCTGTCTTCGGTATCGTTCTGCGCGGCGCCGACGCCCATGACGAGGGTCGTGACCGCTTCGATGCCAGCGACTTTCGCGATCCACCAAACTTGCTGCAACTGCCGCACGTCGTAGATCAGGATGTCATTCTGATACATGGTCACGATTTCCGCTTCGCTCGTATTGACGAGCGTGAGCTTCATCGCGCCACCGTCCTCGGTGAGAGTGAGGTAGGTCGGCGTACCGGAACTGGACGTGTCCTTGACAGTCCAGCCGTTCATGGTGGCGGTTGTGGTCAGCGCCTGCGCGCGGTCGAAGTTATCAATGAATGTGCGAACGCCTCGGGAAATCATGTGAGAATCCTTTCAGTGGGGTTTGGCTGCCGGCGGAAAGGGATGCCGGCTCTCCCTTATTGGTCGTTTGGTTCTGCCGACTTCGCTCGCCTTGTGCGGCGCGGTTTCGGTTCGGTTGATTCGCTCGTATCACTCGGTTCGACTGCCGCCTCAACATCCGGCTCCGGCTCCGCAACCGGCGGGTCTTCGGTTGTTACGGTCGCAGGCGGTGCCGCTGACTGCTTCGCCAACTCCGCTTTCGCAGCCTCGATGGCGTCGAGCTGTGACCGCAGTTCGTCGCGGCGCTTGCCGAGTGCCTCTGCGTTCGCCACAACCCGTTGATAGTTGTCGTCGACCGATGCGAACGTGGCGGCTATGGTCGGCTCGGTGCGAATCAGTTCTTTCAGTTGGTCGCGATCCATGTTTGTTTCCGTTCGGTTACGCGCGGATTACGCGCCATCGTGCTTCTGTAATCCGCGGTGGTCGATGGCCTTGGCCTTGAACGACTGAATGACGGTGAAGATTTGGCTCATCGTCCGATCGTCCATGAACTCGTGAGAGATCGGAGTCTCCTGCCCTTGCAGGAACGTGACTTCGATCGTGTCGACACGAGACGGACTGGCGGCCAGATACCATGCCGTCGTACTTGCCGCGTCGAGCAGCGGCTCGATGATCGGCGTGAGGTTCCGCGACGTGTTGTATACGGCGCTGTTGCCGCTGGCTGCCGGATCGGCACCCGAGAACACCTGTTTGAGAATCAGCTCTTCAAGTGACGCCGGCGCGAGAATGAATACCGGCATGATGTTCAGCACATCCTCGCTCTCGTTGCCTTCCGGCGTGTTGAGCCCGCGCATCAACCGCATCAGCGCCCGCATATCACCGATCGTGGTATTCGTGGGCGTGGCGGAGCCTGTCGTCAGGTTTTTGCGCTTGCGGTTGCCGGTCGGCGTTTCCAGGAAGAGAACCTGTCCATCGCTCATGGCCGGGTTGCCGGTCAGCTCCTGCCACGCGACGGCGTTGACAGTACGCCCGGCGGCGTCGCCCATCAGTTGCGGGCGGCGCGAAAGCGCATCGAGGTCGTCGTTCAGAATGAGCTGCCACGAGAAGCTGATCGTTCCGGCATGCGCCTCGACCGCATATTTCTCCTTCTCATTCGAGAGCTTTGCCTCTTCCGGCGCCGTATTGTCGGGCCAAATTGGCAGGTTCGGCGCAGCACCGAGCTTTACGACATGCTTGTCCTTGAAGTCGCGGACGCTGGCCGCTTGGCGGAACGGGCCGCGCCACGTCTGCGGCGCTTCCTCGTACCCGGCTGTGAGCGATTTGTTCACCGCGTCGCGGGTGATTTCCGGCAACGATCCGGTCGTGTGAACCGCTTCGGCACGGATGATCCCGCGACCATAGCCCATCGCCGTCATGGCGATTTGCGTAACAGACATGCGGCGAATCTCTTCGTGGCGCAAGCCGTCTGCAACAAGCGATTCCTCGGCGAGTTGGATCAACGACATCTCCGAGAAGTGCTGCCAGTCCTTCGCGCGGTCCTTCTCGGGCAGGTGCTTGTCGATCACTTCCGAAATGCTGGGGGTCACGTACTGCCAGCTTCCGTCTTCCTGCTTTCGCAGGCGCGGAGCCTGGTCGGAAAAGTTGCGCAGCGCCCGTACCATCAGGCCCGCCTTGAGCGCCGCCCGGTGCCGATCGTTCGGCTGGTTGTGGCCGTAGCTGATTCGCACGCCGCCATCGGCGCTGGCCGTGTCGGCCTTCTTCTTCGCCTCTTGCACCTTGGCTCGCAGAGCATCGACGCCATCCGCCTGCAGCGCGTAGCACTCGTCTTTCAGTTCGGTCGGCGGGGAGTCGCCAAACGCCAGCGAAAGGGTTGCGTCAACCTCTTTGCGCCACGTGGCACGTGCCGCAATCTGCCGCTGCTCGCGAGCGTCGAGCATTTCATTGAACTGCTCTGACGTCAGCAAACCGGTTGGGCCATCCTTGGGCGGCTTGTCGCCGTCGCCGTTGGTTGCGGGCGCAGGTGCGGGCGGCGCGATACCGAGCACTTGATCTTCGTGCTCGCTGTACCACTTGGCAGCCGTATCGTCGTCGAGCGCGTACGGCATACCGAACGCGAGGCATCGCACGCGCTGTTTGGCAGTCAACATTGCATCTTCCTTATTCTTGGGAGCGGGCGGGGGACTGCCGCCGGTCACTGGCTGAGTGGTCGGTCGAACATTCGCCGACAATTGAAGAAGAGCGCCGGCCATCGCGGCCAATCGCTGGGGGGTGACTTGTGTTGGCGAAGCCGGCGCGGCGTCTTCGGGATCGTCCGGCGTAACGTGCGGCTTCACAGTCTTGGCCGGGTCGATCGCATCGACAAAGCCAAGTTCCTTCGCCTGCTTGGCGGTCATCCAGTTGTCGAAGCTGAGCATCTTGACCAGCTCAACGTCGGAGAGTCCTGTTCGCGCCGAGTAGGTGAGCCGCATCAACTCGCCGGAGTTGTCGAGCAGCTTGAGATACTGCCGCAATTCGTCGGCGGTCCCCCACGCAATGCCGCGTGGGTTGTGGATCATAAAGTGGGCGTTTTCGGCGATGTGAATTTCGTCGCCCGCCATCGCCACCAAGGTCATCGCGCTGGCGGCCACGCCTTCGATCTCGATTACGACGCGAGCCGGGTGCTTGACGAGAATGTTGTACATGGCAGTCGCCATGAACACGTCGCCGCCGCCGCTGTTGGCGCGGAGGCGAATCGTTTTCACGTCGCCGAGTTCCTTGACGGCTCGGTCGAATTGAACGTCGGTAATCCCTTCGCCCCAGAAGTCGTCGCCGATGGTGCCGAACAGAACCAGCTCGCCTTCGTCGTTGTCAGCTTTGGCGGTGAGAGTGCCGAGCGGTTCGCCCTGTCGGGCGGCGCGGCGCTTGGCGTGATGCGTCGGACTGGACGCCATTGGTCGGCCGAACAACCTGCCAGCGCGGGGCGGGAGCGATGCCTTGGGCGCGGGGCGCTGTCGCGTGCCCGGCGTCGGCTTGCTGCGACGCGGCTTTTGTTCCGGTGGCTTTTGTGTCTCGGGCTTGTTCACTTGCCGCCTCCCGCACTGTTGAGGGCGACAAAACCGCCGAGCCGGTCTTGGAGCCGGTGTCGCACCACCGCCATCGCCTCGTCTTGCTCTTGCTCGGTAGGTGCCGGTGCCTGGGCTGGCGTGCTGTCGGACTGGTCGATGCCCAGCGCTTGCTGCCACAAGTCGTCAGGCAAGCCGCGCTCTTTGCAGTACGCAATGAACTCAACGGCGGCGTCGATGTTATCCCGCCAATCAGTGCCCTCTTTCGCTGCTTCGCGTTGCGGCGTGCTTTGCAGGTTCCGTACGCGGCCGCGGGATGCGTCGGCGTCGTCCTTGGGGTTGATGCTGCGCGGCACCGGACCCTGCCAGTTGGTTTTCAGATAGTCGCGGCGGCGCTCCGCGAAGTCACGCGCGTTGAATCCAGCCACGCCGTCGAACGCGCCAGCCAGTACGGCGGTCGTAATGACCTCTTCATAGATGGGCTGGTAGAAGCCGCCGGCGAACCAGTCTTGAATCTCTTCCACCTCGGGCCAGATATCGTTGTCGGCCGAGCGCTCCGAAGAGAACGATGAGTTGCGATAGTCGCCGGTCAGCGTGCTCGACTTGACGCCCGGCACGCTTACGGCTTCGCTGCGCACGAGGTGCGAAAGAAAGCCTTCGGCGCTGGCATTGGGGCGCGCCGGGTTGAGCAGTTCGATATGCCCGGTTTGCCCCAGGTCAAGGAACATGCCCGGCTGTAGTCGCGTGACCGGGTTCCCGTTGGCGTCCGTCAGGTCGCGTTCGCCGTCCGGGCCTTGCAATCCGATGTCGCCGACCTGCCCTGTGGATCGACGATAGCCGGCTACGGTACATGCCGCCATTTCGGCGGCGACGATCTCGTTGTATTCGTACTGCCGCCGGTCATCCATCGTGAGCATCGCTGCTCCGACCCACGGCGAACCGAGCAACTGGTCGATATCCTCTTCGGCGAACAGGTGCCCCATTTCGGATGCCGGTACACGAACGGATTTCTCGCCGTCGTCTGCACTGGCGGAACCGCCGCGCAGAATCCAATAGCCGACGGTTTTGTTTTCGGCGTCGAGGTCGAGCCCGTAGAACTGACTGTCGCCGTTCTTGGAGTCGTCGAGCCGGTCGACGTGCATCAGTTGCACTTGCAAGGGCAGGCTGAGCCCGAGCTTTTGCTGCTGTGCTTTGTCGAGGTGGCGGAATCGGTAGAGCGCGCCGCCCGACAGGATCGTCGCGCGTAGTGCGGACTTCGCCAGCGCGGTCAAGTGCTGCCCGCCGCGACCCGGCTTACCTCGGAAGTCCGCCTCTTTGACGAACTCTTCCCAGACTTGGCGGGCGCGCTTGCGAAAATCGACGAACGGGGAGCCGTCTGCTTTGACGGTTTGCGGCTGGGGGGAGAGTCCGCGACCGACGACTTTTGCCCCGAGCGACCGGCAGATTTTGCGGGCCTGGGGATTGTTGCGGTACAACTTCCACGCGCGCCAGCGGAGTCGTGCAATCTGGTCTCGCGGTACATCGTTCTCGTGCGCCGCGCCGTGTCCGCGACCTTTCAGTCGGTCCTGTCGCCCGGCTTCATAGCCCGCGTCGTTGTGCCCACCCAGCATCTTTCGCATGGCTTCGTGAGTGCCGGCGGCGGCGCGGAGTTGCGAGATACGGCCGCGATACGCGACGCGGTTAGCCGCCACGCGCGGTGAGAAGATTCCGATGAATGAGTCGAGCCAGTTGCCGATCATGGTTTAGCTGGGGCTGTCGATTTGTCCGACGCTCGCCATTTGGCCGCCGTGTGATTCGGCTTGCAGCCGTTGCAGCAACGCTTCCTCTCGCATGTGCAGGTCGCGAAGTGCGGCCCGCTGTTGCGAGAATCCGCGCGACGTGTACTGCTGCGAAGTCAGGGTCGCGCTGATGGCCGCTTGCACCTCGGCAAGCTGTTCAGCCGTGGTCGTCATGCGCGTAGAATCGCCGAATTGGCGTGCGGCTAAAATGCGCAAAGTAGACGCGCGTGCGAAATGCGCACGAAAAAACCCGCCCCGGAAGAAATGGGGCGGGTTGCTGTTACTGGCAGTCGCTATTGCGTATCGGTTTCCAAGGGCGTCCGCACTTCCGCGATGCGCGTCGCCGTGTACTCCACGCCGTCACTCAACTCGGCCTCGACCTCGACCGTCCACTCGGTTCCGCACTGGTCGCAGCCGTAGCAGCGCTGATGCTTAGAGCCCGTAATCTGTCGCCACCATTTACGCCGCGACGCCTTGCCGCCGAGAGTTTTCCAACAGACGGGGCACCGCAAGTGCGGCTTGATCTTATCGTGGTCGGCTTTGCCGTTGGTCGGCGGCGCGGCTGCATTGGCTGGTTCGCTCGGAACCTCAACCGGCGGCAGTACGTCGCCAAGCTGCCATTCGGTGACAGCCGACAGGTCGGCGGGCTTGTCGGGGGTGTTATCCTTGCGTTTCTTGCGGCTCATCAGCCCCTCCTTGGGATTGTTCTTGTGTTGGTTCGTTGCGGCGTCGCTCGCACTCGGCGAGGATTGCTTCCGCCGTTACGACGGATCGCACGACTGTAGCATCAAAGGTCTCGCAAAATCCTGAACTACCTGGCATGGCCAGTAGCAGCAGCCCCGCGTAAATCTGCCCCGCCAGCGCCTCGACCTTGGTGAGTCCGCCCAGCGTGAGTACCTTGATGCCGTCGGGTGACTGCATCGTGACCATTGCCGGTTGCGCCAACGGTCCCGGCGAGTGAGTCGTTTCCACATTCACGGAGCCCGGCTTAATCAGTCGGTTGTTGCCCTTCATTTTACCACCTCGGTTGATTGGTGCGTCCTGTTGAAATTACCGCCGCCTTCTTCGCCGGCTCCGGTGCCGAGCGCGGCCAGATCGTGGCGCCGCGCGTCGCAATGAGCATCCCCGTGTAGGCGTACCGCTTGGCGTCGCGAAAGTCGTTGGGCACGTTCGTGTTGATTCGTTCCCAGTTCTCCCGCGCGTTGTTGCTGCTGTCGAGTGCCTGCACGGCGGCGTCGTTCAGTAGTTGCTCCAAGATGTCCTGATGTTCCTGTAGGCTGCCGGCGTGCAGGCTGAAGGCGCCATCCTCACCTGGCTTGATAACGTGCAACACCCGGTCGATCCAGGACTGGGTGCGTCGCGTATCGACG